ACATAGAAGTAAATATGCTAGACTTACCTGACTACATCAAACCTGGTGAATGGGAGAACACTGATGAGCAAAGACAACTCCTCTTTAGTTACAAGATATAAGTTACTACCTAAGATGGTAGATAATATAGAAGAGGTATGTTATACGTTACCCTACTTCTATTTCAAAGACTGTGCTTATGGTAATGAAGATCCTTATGGGATGAGGAAGGAGATGAATCCTTACTTCTCTCATTCTCTTTTACTTAACGGAAAGATATCAGATCACTTCATGATGTTCCCTTGGAATGATATAGGTAGAACGATAGGTCTTCCTAACAATAAAATGTTCAGAGCACACATGACATTACAGTATCCCAAACCAGATAGGGAGGGTATACCGCACAATGCACATGTAGATAAACCAGGAAAGAAACATTGGGTCGGTTTATACTACCCTAATGATAGTGATGGAGATACTTTTTTCTTTGACAATGATCTAAATGTAATACATAGAGAACCACCTGAACGTGGTAAAATTATACTCTTTGATGGTAGGTACTACCATTCAAGTTCTTCTCCTACTAAGGAGGTTCGTTTTTCATTGAATATAAATTATGAATATAATTGATGGACCAGCAATTCAGAATCTATGTGACTATGATTTTGGTGATCAAGCAGGGTGTCTAGGTGGTGTGCCTAAAGCATTCATGGAAGATGTTAATGAAGGTAATACACATTTCCTAAAAACTGTGAATGGGCATGAGTATATGACTCTGTTCATTGATAATATTAGATTGTATAAGAGACCTATCAAATGTGGTACTCCTCATGATCAAGAGAGAGTAAATCATATGATGGAGAAAGATGACTTACTTCATTTACTTGCTGAGATATCATTGTTCAAACAGACTAAGTTTATTATCTTCTGTAGTAATGAGGACACACCTATCACTGATGATATTCATAGTCATATACCACCTAATGTTTTAGGAATATATGCAGCAAATGCTATTGGTTTTGGTGGTAAGTTACATCCATTTCCTTATGGTCTACAAAGAAAACTATATGAATCTGATAATAGGCAGGAGGTTTTGAGATCTTTTATGGTTGATGATCCTAAACCTACTAAGTTATTGTACATCAATCATGCAGAACATACTAACCTAAGTGAACGTGGTAATATAAGAGAGATGTTTGCAAACAAATCTTTTGCTACCATAAGTCCACGAGTAGATTACCCTGAGTATTGTAGACAGATTAGATTACATAAGTTTATGATTTGTCCTGAAGGTAACGCAGTTGATTGTCATAGAAACTGGGAAGTGTTATCTCTGAAGAGAGTGCCTATAATGAAGAAGAATCCATACTTACAGGAATGTTATAAAGATTATCCTATATTATGGGTGGATGATTATGCTGATGTCAATAAGACTATGCTTGCAGAACATGATGATTTGTTTATCAAAGCTAGAAATTTAGATCAGAATCTGTTAGACTTGTATACATTATTCAATAGAGCAGTCAGAGATGCTAAAGGTTCCTGAGGTTACCGTACTAATACTAGCAGATCTTGACCTGCCAGATGCAGTTTACGCAATAAATAAATCTTGTGAAGCTATTGAATGGGGTGCTGCTAAGTTTATAGGCAGCAAAAAACCTGAAGGTTTATGTGATCAGGTTGTTTATGAAGAAACATATCCTATCCAAAGCATCAATGATTTCAATTTTTATTGTATATACAATCTTAGCAATCATATTCGGACCTCGCACTGCCTTCTTATCCATCCTGATGGTTATGTTATTCGACCTCACCTTTGGGATAATTCGTGGTTACAATATGACTACATCGGAGCACCGTGGAGAGATGATCCAACAGCGTACCTCGACCCGTGGGGAAAGAACCAGCGAGTTGGGAATGGAGGGTTTTCCTTACGCTCCAAGAAGTTACTCGATGTCCCCTCAAAAGTCACCGTCCCTTGGGAAGTCAATGAAGGAAACTTCTACAAGCACATGAATGCTGGACTATATAATGAGGACGGGAACATATGCTGCCACAACAGACACATCTTCACGGAACAAGGATGTGTGTATGCTCCCGTCGGTGTGGCGGCTAGATTTTCAAAGGAGGTTCACTGTCCAGAGCATGACGGTATAGAAACCTTTGGATTCCATTATCATTTTCAAGATATACGATGAAACCAGCGAAAATATATCCACTATGGTGGAATCCATGGGGTGATCAAGGATTAGATTTTGATTGTAAGGTAAGTATTTCTATTGACAATCTTACATACGATAAGGATGCAGACTATAAGATATTATTTCTGGCAGAACCTTTAGCGATACTACCTACTGTAAGTGAAGGTGCGTTGAAGAATGCATATAAGTTTGATAAGATATACACATTTACACAGTCTATATTGAAGAAGTATCCTACTGCAGAATTATTTGAGTGGGGATCTAGTTGGTTAGACTTTAAGGATCTAAAGATTGCAAAGAAGAATAACGTTTCCTTTGTTACGAGTAACAAGAGTCAGAGTGTAGGACATAAGTTACGACTACAGATAAATGATATGTTGAAAAGAGTTGATGTATCTAACGGTCTTCAATACTATTCGCATTTGTCTCCACCATTTCATCATAGAAGAAATGATTTCTTTGAGTCATCAAAGTTTCATATAGCAGTAGAAAATTCTAGACAAACAAATTATTTTACTGAAAAAATTATAGATTGTTTTGCCTCCAAGACTGTACCAATATACTATGGGTGTCCTAATATAGGAGATTGGTTTAGTATGGATGGTATCATAACCTTCCATGATCTTGATGAGTTAGAACTAATCATTAGGAAGTTAGATGCAGATGCATATAACTGGAGGAAGGATGCTATTGAGCATAACTATGAGGTTTCTAAGAAGTTTCATAGTGATAACGATGTAGTACCTAGGCTAACCCGTAAAATTATTGAGGAAGTGAACAATGCCACTCAACGGATCCAATCAAACTAATTACATAAAAAAAGACTATGAATTTCTGAAGGTAAAACCTGAAGGGATGGCAGGTCTGAAGAAGAATTACTCTCAGGTATGGCAAGACATCTTTGCATTAGTTGTCAATGATGCTAAGAGAGATGGAACATTCATAGAGATAGGTGGTGCTCAACCATTCATAGGTAACAACACTTGGTTACTGGAGAAGGAGTATAATTGGAGAGGATTTTCTGTAGAATTAGATGAGGAGTTATGTAAGATGTGGATGGGTCAGAGACCCAATACATATTTGTTTGTTGATGATGCTAATGTAGTAGACTATGTTGCAGCATGTGATAAGTTTGACTTACCATATCACATGGACTACCTGTCATTTGATCTTGAACCACCAGAAGTTACTCTAGATGTACTAAAGAAGTTTCCATTGGATAAGTTATCATTCAATTGTATTACCTATGAGCATGATATGTATCGTCAATGGGGTGATACGGCAGGACACCGTGATATATTTTCAAAGCATGGGTATGATCTAGTAGGGTTCCAGATACATAATGGTCCTTGTTGTATGGAAGATTGGTACATACATGAAAGTGTGCCTCTTGAGATTAGAAATGCACTTAGAAGTTATGCATGTCAACCTTATGAAGTAGTGTTAGATCTATGAAGGTAAGTTACTGTATACCCACTCATGATGGGAACTCAAAGTGTCAACAGTATCTCTTTGATATCTTCTTTGCATTAGAGCATCAAACTAATAAGAATTTTAACGTTTGGATCTCTGATCATAGCAAATCTAATAAAATACTAAAAGCGTGTGAAGAATATGCTGATCTATTTGAAATCAATTACGTAAAAAATGATTCATCTCTTGGGAATATTAGTAGTAATACTAATAATGCAATGCTATGTGCTGATGGTGATATCCTAAAGGTATTGTTTTCAGATGACATTATTCTTACTAAGAATTTAACAGAAGAACTTGACAGGGCATTTACTAAGGGTGTAAAATGGGCTGTGACTGGGTTTGCTCATACCATAGATGATGGTAGGAGTCATTACAATCCAAAACTTCCTGTATATAATGACAGGTTATTGGAAGGTGTCAATACATTGAGTTCACCTTCTATCCTTGCAGTCCGTAAGGATTTGGAAGAATATTTTGATGAGGATTTAGTCATGCTTATGGACTGTGATATGTACTACAGACTCTATAAATATCATGGAGAACCATTGGTACTAAAGGATTATCACATCTCTAATAGAGAACATAAGAACCAAACTCAAAGGTCAAACGAACACCTCCTACCAAAGGAGATTGAATACTTGAAGAAGAAACATTCAGCATGACTATAGGATTCAACCACTTAGGAAGACATGGACGACTGGGTAACCAGATGTTTCAGTATGCAGGACTACGAGGCATTGCTGCTCATCGTGGTTTTGATTTTATGATACCTCCTAGTGATTTCAAAGATGAGTGGAAAGATCATCAGTTGTTTGAAGCATTCAAACTAAAGAATCTTACTAATATTGGAACGTGTGCTGGTCCTTATGTGCAGGAGGCACACTTTCATTATGATCCTAATCTGTTTGATAATATGCCTGATGGACATAATGTTTATGGATATCTTCAAAGCACAAAATGGTTTGATCATATAGAGGATAGTATAAGAGAAGACTTTGAGTTTAAAAATGATATCTACAATCCATGTAAGGAGATGATAGACACAGTAGATAATCCAATAGCATTACATGTTCGTAGAGGAGATTACATTACAAATGCAGACAACCATCCACCATGTACAAAAGAATATTATGATAACGCTCTCTCCAAATTTGATGCAGATCGCAACGTGGTTGTTTTTTCTGACGATCCTGAATGGTGTCGTACTGAGTTCCCTGATGACAGGTTCCTTATCTCAGAAGGTGGTGACAATCTTGCAGACTTGTGTATGATGTCTATGTGTTCTGATTTTATTATAGCCAATTCATCATTCTCATGGTGGGGATCATGGTTGAGTGAGAATCCAGACAAGAAAATTATTGCACCAAAGAAATGGTTTGGTACTGGATACACAGCAGCACATGATACTTCAGATTTATACTGTGATAACTGGGAGGTAGTATGACAGAGAGACCACCATCATATGATCTCACTAAGTGTACATTTATAATACCACTTAGGATTGAGACAGCAGATAGGATGAGGAACATAACCACATCCTTGATATACTTATTAAGTAACTTTGATACTCATGTTATAATAAAAGAGTTTGATGCCGAACCTATCTTTGATCTACGTGTTGTTCCTATGTTGGAACAGATACTTCCTTATGAGAAGTTATGTAGAATAGATCATCAGTTTGAGAAGACAAGTGAGTTTACTTTCCATAGGACAAGGCTACTCAATGATATGTTGTGGCAGGTCAAGACACCAGTCACTGTCAATTATGACTGTGATATAATGTTACCTGTTGAATCATATGTTTATGCTCAGAACATGATAGTCAATGAGCATAAAGAATCTGAGGATTCTATACCACCTAAGGTTGTGTATCCTTATGGGTTTGGTAACTATCAACATCAATTACATGTGGGTGATGAGGAGGTAACTAAGTTTATCAACTCTGGATTTAATTTCAAATCATTTGAGGGTCACATCAGACAGTGGGATGCTAAGTATGGTTTCTGTCAGTTTTTTGATACTGAAGAGTACAAGAGACTGGGTGGAGAGAATGAGAACTTTATTGCTTATGGATATGAAGATGATGAAAG